GGTAAAACTCGTATTTTTACTGCGTGTGATGTTGCTTTTAGTATTTTAGTGCGACAGAAATACCTTAAGGTTACTAAGGCTATCATGAAGTACAATTTTAAAAGTGAATGCGCAGTTGGTATGAACTGTTATTCTAAGGATTGGGAGAAATTAAAGCATTATCTGTGCAGATTTGGTGATGATAGGTTGATAGCAGGGGATTATTCAGCATATGACAAGAATATGCCAGCTGCATTTATTAGAACCGATTTCTGGATTCTTGACTCATTAATAGCTGTGCACACTAAGCTAAGTCCGCAGGATATACTTATCATGCGTGGTATAGCTACGGACATAGCATTCCCAATTATTAATATGAATGGAGATGTTATACAGTTTTTGGGGGGTAATCCTTCTGGAACACCTCTAACTGTTATTATCAATAGTCTTACCAATTCTATTTATCTTAGATTTGCATTCCTTAAGATTGAGGGTCCTAAGAGTTTGCCGTATTTTAAGGACAGTGTGACTCCTATGACGCTGGGCGATGATAATTGTCTTGGATCAGCACTTGATTCGTATAATCATACTGCTATATCTAATGTTTTGTCTGCTCACGGTATCCCTTATACTATGGCTGATAAGGAATCTGTGAGTGTGCCATTTATTAATATCAGTAAAGTTGATTTTCTGAAGCGTAATTTTCGTACTGTCGACGGAAGAATAGTTGGGCAGCTTTCTGAGAATAGCATTTTTAAGTCACTTACAATGTATGTTGATAAAGGTAACATCAGTCACGAAGAACAGCTGGCTCAGAGTTATTTAGCAGCACGTCGCGAATGGAGTCTTTATGGAAAGGACTTCTTTGATCACCATTGTGGAATAATGGCTAAAATTCTCTCCAAACATTCTGGAGTGACCAGATTTTTTATTCCACAGCACCATTTATCGTATGAAAATACGATGAATTGGGTGCGGGAGGAATAAATGGCTTCGGCCGAGTCAGGGGCGACTATAACACCTCGTTATGCCTAGTAGCAATCGTCTTAG